TCCTTCCTGAAGCCCACGGCAATGGGGTCGCTTTGAAAATGTCTGAGGCTTCAGGGATAGTAACATTATATGTTACACCAATTTTAGCTTCTCCTGCATAATTATAATTCATGTTTTCCAGCATTTGGAGTATAGGCTGTATTGGTTGATCCGAAGCATCGAAGCCGATAAAAGCAAAAAGATTAGAGATCCCACCTAAAGTGCCGCTAGTATTACTGCTGCTTGGTCCAGCTATTAGTTCAATGGTTACTGGATGACTAAGGAATTCCTTAATCATCCCAGATTTAACTTCAAGAAACTTTTTCTTAAACTCTTTTTCAAATGGCCTTTTTAAAGCTTTTGGGGCTTGTTTTTGTATAGCCATTTGGACATCTTTAGGTAAGGTAGCCATTATTCGTCAGTTGGAGTGAGTAAAAAAGTATAAAATTTATTTGTGGTTAATCCACGGGGGGAGCCATCACTTTTGATTGCGAATCTAATTCCGTCTAACTCAACCCTCCTAGCTTCCTGCAAAAACTCATAAGCATCACTTTTTACCACAATTTTTACAGAACCATCTGGTAGAATGATTTTGTTTTGAGTACCTCGTTGATTTTCATTATTCGATAAATACTCTTCATCCATATTGACATAATAAACTCTAGCCTCAAAAGCTTGAGACTCTGTAGTGTATTCTACATTTGATTTAGAGCCTGTATTAGTCCTACCATAAATGCTGTTATATTTAGCATTTGTAGAGATCACAGTTCTTTTCGAATTCTTAAAGACGGTGATAGTCCGTGCGAAAGTCTCATGCAATGTATCATACGTCGCATTAATCGCAGACTCCATATTAGAAGATAAAAAACCAGCCATGTAGATAATTACACATTTTTTGTTATAATAACTAGGATAAAGGATGAATGCCAAAAATAATTTAAATAAAAAGTCTGGAGATGAAGTATCTTCATTGTTCAAGATGATGTTAATTATGGTGGAAGATATGAAGAAAGATCATGATTTTCACTATCAGAAGCTATATGAAGCTATTCCAGAAAAGTATCACCCAGTAATCAAAGCGGCTGATCATTTTACCCCAGATAAAGTGTCGTGGATTAGGAAGAGAATTTTGGACTTTGGCAATGAAAGTTTGCGTAATGTGCAAAATGAAATAGAAAATTACAAAGTTGAATTTATATTTAAGTAGGAATATGGAATTAAAATTACTATATCAGTTCACCGTCGATGAAGTTAAAGAGGTAGAAAAAGAATCCTCAAGGAAAAACAAAAAGACTGGCGAAGTTACGATTACTAAGAAAAAGGTAAAGGAAAAAGTACCTCTTGAAGTAAAAATCAAGAAACCTTCTCGTCGCGAGTTGGAAGATGCTGAGCTTCAATACACCATCGAAATGAGTAAGTGTATTAAGCAGGGTATCCTCACGAAAGCAATGCTTGCAAAAAAATATAGCGATACTGGGGGGACTTTTACTGAAGCGGGGCAAAAAGAGTATGGCAAGCTATATAAGCAGATTTTAGAGTTTCAGAATGAATATATCAAACTTGACTCAGCCACCAAACTTGACGCAAAGCAGAAAAAAAGGCTTGAATTCGTAAAAGAAGAGATCGCCAAAGTCAAAAGAGAGTTGGTTGAAGTAGAGTCAAATCTACAAGGTTTATTTGAACATACTGCTGATGTTAAAGCTCAAAACAAACTCTTACTGTGGTATGCTCTTCATTTAACTTACATTCAAAGAGAGGAAGATGAGGAGCCTATCCAGTATTTCAAGGGTCTCGATTATGACGAGAAAATTGAAGATTACTACGATAAGGAGGAAGAAAATTCCGATGTTTATCAGCAGGTTATCAAACAAGTTTCCACTACACTAGCTTTTTGGTTCTACAATCAAGCTTCTACGCAAAAAGAGTTTGAGGAAATTATGGACAAGGTAGAAAAGGGTGAGTTATAGTGACGAATTTTATACCTCTCTTATAGGGGAGATATTTGACGGATATAGCGTCTCGGCCTTTGAAGGTCGAGACGTATTCGTTAAACACATAAACCTAAGAGATCAGAAGTATATAAATTCTTATTACGAAAAGTATAAGAATATTGCTTTATCTAAAGGTATTGAGTCTCAAGAAGAGCGGGAGGCTTACATTAAAAAAGAGGGCTTGTGGGAGGAGTCTGATGATATGAAGATACTGTCTCTCACGGAAGAAATTAAAAATCTTAAAAAGACAAAAGAATCTGTATTCTTACCTTCCCAACAAGATTCTTTTCAAAAGACTATCGAAGAAAAGTCTGTTGAGCTGCACGATTTAAACAAAAATAAAAATGAGGTAGTTGGTTTGACCGCAGAAGCTTACGGCTCCAAAAGATCTAATGACGAAATGCTTAGGTTTTGTATCTTCAAAAATCCTGATCTTACTGAGAACTTACATACTGAAGATGAATTTGCGGAACTTGAAGTTCGTGAAGTTATCTTATTAAATACTATCATGATAGATAATTCTAATAGAATGTCTGAAGATAATATTAAACATGCTGTTTTGAGGCCATTCTTTAGCATGTACATTTCAAACTGTGAAAATCCTAGCGATTTTTATGGAAAGCCTATAGTTGATCTTTCTGCTTATCAAATGAAGACTGCTATGTATGGTAAGGTATTTCATAGCATATTTCAATACACCGAAGATATTCCAGATAATATTAGGCAAGACCCAGATAAATTACTAGCTTACTCAGAGAGTCAGAGAAATAAAGTCTCTAATAAAGGAGGTGTAAGAGACGATGCGGATGCTTCAGCCGTATTCGGGGCAACTAATGACGACATGAAAACTGTAGCTAAAGATGCCAAGACTGTTTCTTTATCAGAAGCAGCGAAAGAAGCTGGCGGCAAGTTAGACATGAAACAAATGATGAGATTAGCAGGTCATGATGTGTAATATTAGTGTATATACACACTAAAGGAACAAGATTATGCCCATCAAATTACCAACCGTACAAACGGGTTTCGAACAAAGTATTGATAAAGCAGCTAAGAAAGCTGGTAAGAATCTTAAAATCAATATGGGGCCGGGGGCCAAGAGTATTGAGGGTTTAACAAGACCTTTGGGGCGGTTAACTGGTAAGGCTGATGAGTTCACAAAATCTATGGAGGCGGCTAACGCCCGTGTTTTAGCCTTCGGCGCATCTGTTGGTGTTATTGCTGCTGTCTCAAATGCTTTAAAGGAGTTGGTTACGACGACTATTCAGGTTGAGAAGAGCTTAGCTAATATCAACTCGATTCTAAAGCAGTCAGATTCGCAGCTTGACGGTTTTAAAAAGCAAATTTTTGATATTGCTAGAAATACAGGTCAAACTTTTGATGTTGTAGCTGAAGCGGCTTTAGAACTGTCTCGTCAAGGTCTTAAAGCTGAAGAAGTTACTAAAAGGCTTAATGATGCTCTTGTTCTTTCTCGTCTTTCTGGTTTGAGTGCTTCTGATGCTGTGGCAGGTTTGACAGCAGCAGTTAACTCATTTTCCTCTGCTGGTCTTACAACCACTGACGTACTTAATAAAATTTCTGCTGCTGCCGCAAGTGCCGCAGTTTCTGATAGAGATCTGATTGAAGGTCTGAAACGTTCTGGAGCTGTTGCAGTCGCTTCTGGTGTACAGTTTGATGAATTGATTGGTATTATTTCCGCGCTTCAAGAAAAAACTGCGCGTGGTGGATCTGTCATTGGTAACTCTCTTAAAACAATTTTCACTAGAATTCAAGATATTGAAAAACTACAGACACTGCAAGATCTAGGTGTGCAGGTCACAGATCTAGAAGGTAAAGTGTTGTCTTCTAGTAAAGTTATTGAGAACTTAGCTCCAGTATTTGCTAAGATGAGTCAAGCGTCGAAAGTTAACTTAGCTGACAACCTTGTTGGTAAATTTCAGATCGCACCTTTTCTTGCTCTACTTGAGGACTTTAACCAGAAAATTTCTAGGAGTGGAGAAGTGGCTACAACCTCTTTTAACGCCACTAATGAAGCTTATGAACGTAATACAGTTTTAAATAATACTTTAGCTACCGCTATAAACACAGCTACTGTTAATCTTAAGGAATTAGCTAACGCTTTGGGAGAGATAGGCGTAACTGAAAACTTATCAAAGATAATTGGTGTATTTAATGATGTAGTATCTAAGATTTCAGGCGTTTTAGATGGCGATGGAATGGGGTCCGATTTCGCCAAAGGGTTGATAAAAGGGATTAGCGCTGTGATTGCTGGACCCGGGTTAGCTTTAGCTTTGGTCGCTATTGGTAAATTACTTTTGGATTTTGCTAAGTTTGGTGCTGGAGCTTTAAAAACTTTCTTTGGTTTGAATAGAGCTGCTGAAGCTCAGAAAAATTTACAAGGTCAGATAGCGGCATCACTCCTGAACGATAAAGGTATCAGGGATGCCATCTTGTCGATTGAAAAGCAAAATATATCTGCGGGTGAGAAGAAAAAACTTCAAACCCAATTCTTCACTAAGGCTTTAAATGAACAGTTGATGGTCATGCAAAAAATGCAAGGCATCGCTAGTACTATCGCTCCCGGGGTTATGGCGGGAACGGCCTCAAAGCGTGGTGGAAGAGCTGCTGGAGGATTCTTACCTATTGGCGCAGAAAGATCTGACATCTCTAAAGGTGTAGGTGGCGCACCCGCTTCTGCAAAACCTGTTGTCATCCCCAACTTTGCATTTGGTGGTGGTAAGCGGGGGACAATGGTTGCTAATGATAGTGAATATATTGTTCCTAATTATGCTAATGGTGGAGACGCTATCTTTAATCAGAACATGGCTTCTTCAATGGGTCTCCCTTCTAATGCTAGGAAGGTGAGAGCTGCTGGGGGTTATATACCAAACTTCGCTACCTCAAAAGGTGGAACAAAAATGGTAAATTCTAGAAGTACTTATGTTATGCTACACGGCGAACATGGGAAAACAGATCCTCAAAAGATAGCGTATTATCATCCAGAGAGTAACAAATATAATGTAACCGATGCTGAAGGAGCTATACCCATAAAAGTCCCAATTTACGGCCTCAGTGATAACCATAAAGGTAGTAACGTCAATGATTATATAAAAAATTTAGAGGACCATGCAGCTAAAGAAGCTATAAAATCCGCTTTTGAATTGGGTGGAGGCCAAATGCCAAATCCAGCACCTAGAGAAGCAGCAATTAAAAAACAAGTGAATAGTGGTGCTGTAGCTGGATTTGCAGGTAGTATATATGAGTTAGCTTTAGCGGCTCTACTTACAGATGAAGAATTTACGAAACACGCAGACCAGACTGCGACTTCCAACTTCGATTTAAACTTGCAGGGTCAAACTGGATTATTAGATTTATATAATATTTCTACCAAACCAAAATTTGGTGAGGTTAAGGGTAGGATGAATTCTGACAATGTAGCATCTGCCGCAGCTAAGATAGGTAGGGTCAACGGCCTAGGTGGTAAGCCAAAACAGGCTGCTCAACAAGGGAGGCTTTTAGGGAAAAGATTACCTGTGGCAACAGCTAGGGAGTTTGGCATAACGCCTTCTAACAAGTCTTTTCATACTATAAGTGCAAGTGATTTAGATAAAATAAATGCTAATACACCAAACGGACAGAAGGCTAGTTTTAGTGGTGGGAAAAACCCTATGTTTCAAGGTTTCGTCAGGGGCGCTTCTGGTTACATACCTAACTTTGCAGACCCTCTGCAAGACGCTATCGGTAGAGAGCGGTCTGCTGGTTTACCTGTTAGCCAAATTAGAATCAATCAAAGCGGCAAACTTCGAAATGCTCAAAACCCAATGGGTCTTGCGGTGACTAACACCCGCGATGAACCTACTGGAGCCATCCCTAACTTTGCAGGGGGAGGGACGGGCGAAGTTAGCTTAAGTCTTAAAGATGTTGGATCTTCAGCAAAAGGTCTTAAGTCCGAGCTTGATAATTTAAACAGGCTTATTAACTCTTTAAACGTGGAAATTAGAAATGGCCAAACGAGTCATGCTGACGCAGGTAAACAAATTGACGACTTTTCTAAAAAAGTATCTAATAGTAAAAAATCACAAGAAAAAATTCAATCAGCTGCAAAAGCTGAACTAGCCGTAAACGAAGAAAAAACTAAGTCTCATAAAAATTATCTTGGTGTTATGTTTGGTCTCCAAGCTGGTATGACAGCATTGAATGCAGCTACTGAAGGATCTACAGGTGCTATAGGAAAATATACTTCTATAGTTTCCGATGGTATAGCGGGTGTTTCTGGTTTTGCTTTTGCTGGTCAAGCAGCCCAAGAGTTAGGTGATAGTATGTCGGGCGCAGGTGGTCTTAAAGGAGCTATAGGTGGATTGGTTGGGAAACTAGGAGTAGCTGGATCTGTGATAGGGGGAGCTATGGAAGTCTTTGATTTGGGCAAAGAGTTATATAATGAATATAGTGGGGCAAATAAACGCGCCTCTGATGCGTTAACTGCACTCAAAGACCGAGCGGATGATTTATCTTTCGCTTTTAGTCAATTAAGTGAAGTAGAAAAGGCGAAAGCAACGGGCGACGCTGAAGACGTATTATCGAGAAGGGGGCCATCAGAAGAAATCAAAACTACTGGAGGTATATTCAATTCAAGACCGATGACTGTAGAAGAAGCTAAGTCGATAAACAAGTCGACGGAATCAATGGCTTTGATAGGGAGAAAAACTTTTGATATAAATGAAGAAACTGGAGAAGTGAGGCTTTTAAAGGAAAGAACATTTGAAAATGACGACCTTAAAAAAGGATTTGCAACAACCATTGCTCAATTGAGGGCTACGGAAATGCCTCTTGAAGAAATAGATGATATTTTAGATGGTTTTAAAAGTTTCTTAGACGGTAAAGAGCTTGGTCAACTTGCTGATATTGTAGTAAAAAGAAATAAAGAGTTAAGAGTAGTTCAGAAGGAATTTTCAAAGTTTGTTTCGGGGCTTTCCGATGAGGAATTTGATCAGATGGTAGGTTCAAAAAGTTTTATTCGTGAGTCGCTTGGAGGATCAAAAGACAAGACCCCTGAGTTAAAAAACTTTTTAGCAAAAATAAACCCATCTACCGTTCAAAAGCTTTTGGAACAAGAAACCAAGGGGAGAGATCAAAAAACGGCAGATCAAGGAAAAGCTGTTGATCAGTTAACTTTAACTGCATCTAAAGCTAGGATTGCGACAGCTTTAGAGTTAAAGAAGCTAGACATAGATTCGAATAAACAAGCTCAAAAAAGGCTAGAGAAAGCTCAGCAGTTAGGGATTGTTGATAAAGTAGCTTTACAAGATTTAAAAGCCAAAGCTGAGCTGGAAAAAATGAGCAACGATTTCGCCAAGGAAAGGGTTGATTTTTTGGCAAAAGAGGGAGAAAAATTAACCAACTTGGGTGTAAAACGCGAAGACGTAGATAACTTTAAAGAAGCGCTAAAGGGGTTATCAACTAAAGATATTACTGAAGAGGGCGCTGAAGGATATAGGAAGATCTTACGAGAGATTCTTAAGATCGGTGACGCAAATGATGATCAAGTTAATCAAGCTATTAAGGCGCTAGAAGCCCAGATGAAAGGACAAGATGCTTTAAACGAAAAAAAGAAAAAAGGTTTAGAAAACGATCTAGAATCTGAAAAAACTATAGCTAGAATATTAGAAGTTGTACGAAAAGTAAAAAGTGAAGCGGAATTATCAAAACTGCGAATTGATACTAAGGGCGCACAAGAACAATTTACCTTCGATCAAGATAAAAGAGCTTTACAAAGGTCTACACCCGGGACTAGCAATCCTTTCCAAAGAAGTGTAGGTAGACAAATAGCCCAAATCGACTTAGACGCAGCTAAAGCGCTAGCGGCCACAAATACTGAAAAATTTCAACAAGATTTTTTGGTAAAAAGTGCGGAATTAGGTAAGCTTTCTGTAGCGGCTAAATCAGGTGATCCTGAAGCTGTAAAAGCTAGAGATATATTAGCCAATGAAATGGCGCTGATGCCTCAACAATTAAAAACAGCTAATGCACAACTTATGGCTAATGCCCAAGCCAATAAAGACGCAGCTGATGCTGTTGGAACCATAACTGATGCCGCTACTGTTTTTATAAATATTGTTGATGGCTTAGAACAGCAAAGACAAAACGCTATGGGTCAAGCGAATTTTGATGCTGCTCAGTTAGGAGTTATGGGCCTAACAAAAAGAGCAAATAGAAAACTAGCTGAAAGGGCAGCTATTGACAATAATCCAGACTTAACTCCAGCAAACGCTCTTGAAAAAGCTAGACTAGAAAGAGACTTTCAGGGGAGAATGAAACTGCGAACTAAGGATGATGCAGTTATTAATTCTGATTTCTTAGATAGCATGGTTGATGCCTCCGTCCAGTTTAGAGATAACTTTGCGGCTGCTTTTGCAGAAGGTATTAAAAGTGTAGATGATCTTGAAGACGCATTACTAAATGTAGCTAATCAGTTTTTACAAAGCATGACTAAGAACTTAACTCAAAAGTTCATGGATCAAACTGCGAGTGAAGGTGGTGGAAAGGGTCTTTTTGGCCTTGGGATTGGTATTTTTGCTAATGGTGGTCCAGTTCGTGGTGGCTCTGGTAGCCGTGATGACGTTCCAGCCATGCTAATGGGTGGGGAATTCGTCATGAATAAAAAAGCTGTTCAGCGTTATGGATCAGGATTCATGGAAGCTATAAACTCTGGCTCTATTCGTGGTTTTGCTCGCGGAGGACAAGTTAGAGATGAAGAGGGCATGTTTACAACCCCGGGTATGAATGGCGCTGGAGCTATTGTTGGAATGCAAAACCTTATGTCTTTTGCCACTCAAACCCCAACAGCTCTAGGTAGAGATAAGTTAAGATCTGAAGGAGCCTTTTTAGATGCTGAGAGTGGTAGATTTACCATGTTTGGCCGAAGGAATAATCCTCAATTCCAAAAGGTGCAAGATGCCAAGAGACAAGCTCTTGGTTTAGCAGGGCAAGAAGTGGATGCTCGTAAACAAGCTAAGGAGCAACAAGTTAGCTTGGGTGATATGTTAATGTCAGCCGCTATTAGTACTATTGTTAGTTTTGGAGCTTCAAAAGCATTAGGGAAATTAAAAGGTGCTGACGATAAACCTTTGATTGGTAAAGGAATGAGAGGGCTTTTATCTTCTGGAGCAGGTAACTTAGCTGGGGTTCTTACTACTGGCGCTCCTGCTTCTGGCGGGGCGTTTGGAGCTGCGGCAGCAAGTGGGGACTTAAGGAAGATATTTTCAGGAGGAAAATCTAAAACTTCTGGAAATGCAGGTGGCAACAATGGAGTCGGCAACAATGGAGGCTACATTAAACGAGGCGTACTGCCTCAACATGGGTTGATGAATCTAGGTTTTACCGACAAAGAATTGAACGTGGGAGTCCTAAACAGAGCTACAGGAGGATTAATCCCTGCTGCTGGAGGAGTTGATACGGTTCCCGCAATGCTTTCAGGTGGAGAGTTCGTCATGAACGCTGCCGCCACAAGGAACATTGGAGCAGGTAATTTACAAGCGTTGAACTCTGGAGTTGGAGCTGGTGATAACACCGATCTCGTCTCCAAACTTGATGAGTTAATTACTGCAACTGAGACATCTCAATCTACAGGTGATATCAACATAACAATCAATGGCTCTAATGGCACTGAAAGTCAAACAGGAGGCGAAGATGCTCCAGAAAGAGAAAGAAAATTATCTGAGAGAATTAAGGTCGCCGTTAAGCAGGTGATCGCAGATGAACAAAGATTAGGAGGACAACTTAGAAAGTAATGTTTGGATCAAGATTAAATGACGAAGTAAATGTCACAATAGGCCCAGCTGCGCTTTCTGGTATCAGCTCTGTAGACTTTTCGTATTCTAATAGTGCAAATATTGTTAAACCTCTCGGCTCTAAGAAAGGATTAACTACTGTTGGCGGGGCTACACAACAAAAAGTTTCTATTTCTTCTCATATGATATATAATGATCCAATCTTGTCTTTTACTGGATCTAACAGTATAAGTGGCAATATTAGATATGGAGACGTTGCATACAGATTTTCTGAAGGATACTTAGATTCTTATTCTGTCAATTGCGCTGTAGGCACAGTGCCAAAAGTTAATGCTTCTATCTCTGTTTTTAGTGAGTTTGTATCAGGCAGCGAAGTTTCGAGTGATATAGGAGCATCTAGTAGTATTTCTGTAACATCTCAAGGGTCCATAAGTGCAACTTGCGATAATTCAACCACAAACAGGGTTATTGGTTTTGATTACTCTATTAAATCTAATAGAAAACCTCACTTCTCAATAGGCAGTGAAACTCCTGCTTCTGTCGAGCTTATCCTTCCTTTGGAATTTACAGCTCAGGTTCAAATTGAAGTTGATGAAGCTTTTCCAGAAAGCTCTTTTAGCTTTTTAGAAAATAGAGAAAACAAAACTGTTGTTTTTGATATTAACAGGAAAGATGGTTCGAATCTTCAAGAGTTGACGATTCCTAATGCCACATTGGTAAGTGAATCTATATCAGCTTCTGATAATGGTTCTGCTATTTTAAATTTAAATTATATTGGTCATGGCTTCTGATTTATTTTACAACAGAGATTCAAATATTTCCGGGGTTACAATTGAGACTGATTATTCAGATCTTAACCTGACTCCTGTCTACGGTTCTAAAGCTTCTTTTAAGTCTAAGAATTTTATGTATGAGGTTGATGATTTTCAAATCAACTCTATACCCTCCTCAATGAATAGTCTAGAGGTTCAGTATGATGTGCGGTATGACTTGAATGAAGCCAACACTCAAAAACTAGCTGCATTTATCGAGAGTAAAAATGGCAATCAATTATTTGAGTTTAGTATAGACGGTGGCGGCATTTATAAATCTATGTCTGGAGTGTCTGACAACTATGCGATTAATCATGTCAACAACCAGCATTATGAAGTCGCTGTTTCTTATTCTGTAGATCAAGCTCCAAATTTATTTAATTGGTCTGGGATGAATTTTGTAAATTTAGATTTTCAAGATTACGCTTACTCTACCTCTTATGAAAAGTATGATGTTGTTTACACTGGCATAAGCTCTAATAAGCTAAACAACTATTATTACTGTACAGAAACTCACTCGTCTACTGCTTTAAATTCCCCAACGGGAGATAGCTCAGCATGGTCTCAGAACTTCTTCTTTAAGCCTGATATTGGTTTGCAGAATGACGTTCAATTGAAAAATGAAGTCTTACAATTTAAAAACTCTTTTAAGCAAAGAGTCAAAACAAAAGATAACAACGCTTCATTCCAACTTAAGTATGACTTCACAGATATCAGCGACAAACAACTTAAGTGCATGTTGCACTTCTTAGAGAATAAGGCTGGATACAGAAGGTTTAGACATGATATAGAATCGGTATATAATAGACCAAAAGCTATGTATTGCCCAGAGTGGAATCATACATGGAAGTATTTCAACGCGCACGATTTATCCGTGACGTTAGTAGAAGATGTTTTAGGTGTAATCCCAACAGGAAGTTAAAATGGCTAGAAATATTTTAAAGAGTAACAATTCAATTGTGATTGCTGGGCAAAGACCAGCGTTTACAACTGATGATAGAACTGGGAGTGATATGAGTGGCGCTTACATGAGCGCTGTTCAAAGCGTGGGTGTTGGCTTCTCTCAGCAAAGGCAAAAGTCAAAGCAAGTTGGATCTAAGAGTTTAGCTGTTAATGATATAACTAGGATGCCAGATGTTGATTTATCTATAAGTTATCACTATACCCCAGCGATGTTAAACGAAAACATGTTAGGTCTAGTTGATTCAAATCCATCTTATTCAGCTACTGGATTTTTCGAAGGTTATACGAATGAGGATCAAAATTTTTATATAGTTAATCATCAAGATCAAGGTTCGGATATGATTAAAAATGGCTCTATAGATTTTAGTAGTTTAACTACTGATGTGGAAGTAATTTCTATTGGTAACGCCTTTTTAACGAATTACTCTTTAGATTTTTCTGTAGGGTCTCCACCTATTGTATCCACCTCTTACAAATGTTCTAATGTTAGGATGGAAAAGGGTGCTTTTGACGAATCCCAGAATCCAGCTATTAATCTACAGTCTGGTAATAATCAAGGTGTTGGTATGGTCCAACTAGAGAATGCTAAGGTGAGTGGGTTTGATTATTATAGCACTGTAAATAGATTCAATCCACCTCTATGTTCCCCCACTGATGTTAACGTGATACTCCAGAATCTACAAATTGGAGGAGCGCCTATTGGTGGGGATGCTCATTTACAATCTTTTTCATTCGATATACCAATAAACAGGGTCGATCTATTTGGTTTGGGTAGCGATTATCCATATGGTAGAAAAATTCAATACCCAATTACATCTTCTGTTGGACTAGATTTTTTGGTTTCTGGTTTTGCCACAGGAGAAATCTCTTCCTTGATTACAAGCGAATCGGGATACGACTTTGACGTACAGGTTATGGATACAGAAGAGCAGTATCAAAACACTTTTTCATTTGAAAATTTAAAACTCGAAAGTTCTTCTTACCAAATGGATGTCAATGGGAACATGAACTATTCTTTAAGTTTTAGCTTTGAGATTACTAATTAAAATTATGGGCTTAAAAATTAAAAAAAGTAAAAATATAGTTATTGAAGGGCTAGTTTCACATTTCGATGCTTCAGATAAGTTATCTTACTCTGGAAGCGGGACTACATGGAAAGATTTAAGCTCTAATAGTTACGATGGGACACTTGTAAATGGGCCATCTTTTAATCCTGCCAATGGGGGCAGTATTGAATTTGATGGGGCCGATGATAGGGTTGATATTGGGGGGAGTTCTCCGTTGTTAAGTTCCCACGTTAATAATGAGACAAGTGTTTTTGCTTGGGTGTATCTAGACTCTTTTGTAGATGGGCCTTATATTTATCTTAGATCTGGCCCTACCGCACACTCCGAAACTATACGTCTAGGTTTTCTTTCTGACGGAAAGATTCAAGTTAGATTACTTTTATTTACTGATCCTTCAAATGAAAATAAAACATTCACTTCGACAAATCCCTCAAGCTCAGGTGTATGGCAATTTGTAGGCTTTACTTATGACGGCTCTACCCTAAAAATATACAAGAATGGAAGTTTATTCTATGAAGAATCTTTTAGTGGATCTCTTATAGACAGTTCGTCTGGCTCATCATCAATGTTGGGTACAGATTTAGATGGCGTAGGGTATAATCAATTTTTAAATGGGAGAATATCTGAATTATACTGTTACAATAGATCTTTAACAGCATCAGAAATTGCACAAACTTACACCGCTACCAAAGGTAGATTTTAATCATACTCAATCTTAACATTCTTACTTTCGTAAGTCTGTTTCTTCTCCGCTGTATGACGTTGACCATTTCTCTTGGCGGCATAATCATCGAAGTATTTTTGCTTAACTGGATCTTTTCCTCC